GACCCTTACATGATTGGTCAAGCCATGCGTCTGATGCTTTCAGATACCTAGCGATTGGTATGGATGAAGGCTCAAGCTGGACAAAATCTATAAACAAAGCACCGAAGTGGGTAATATGATTTTAATGAGACAAGGCGACATTGCAGGCGCTCGCAAAATAGCCGCCTTAGAAGCTAGAATAGAGGCGCTTGAAAATATAGTAAAAGCTATACAATCGGAGCAACGCCCCAAATTAGGCAGGCCAGCAAAGGTAAAACATGAGCCAACAGAAACTCAAAGCGATTCTGGACTCGGAGATTGATAACTCAATCGGATTTTTAGAGACAGAAACAACCCAACAGCGCACAGACGCATTATCTTTTTATCTGCGTCAGCCATTGGGCAACGAGGTGGAGGGTAAGTCAGCTATCGTGACAGGCGAAGTGGCCGAGGCGGTTGATGGTTGTTTGCCTTCATTGGTTCGCATCTTTTCATCTTCAGACGAAGTGGTGAGGTTTGACCCTCGCGGCCCTCAAGACGAAGCTGGCGCTAAACAAGCTACCGAGTATTGCAACTGGGTGTTCATGCGTGATAACGCTGGCATCATCATCATGCACGACTGGTTTAAGGATGCGCTCCTCCAAAAGGTTGGCGTTGTCAAAGCATATTGGGAAGACAAGGAAGACGTTACAAAAGAAAAGTATCGTGACCTGTCTGATGATGAATTGGCAATGCTTCTATCTGACGAAACAATGGAAGTAATCGAGAAGGACATTGTTGAGAACGAGTTGCTTGACCCAGCAGGTAACCCCGTCTTAGACCAGATGGGCAAGCCTGTGATGTATTCATCCAACAGCGTTACCGTTCAAAAGAAGAAGAAATCTGGCCATGTAGTCATTGAGAACGTGCCGCCAGAGGAGTTCTTGATCTCCAAGCGAGCCAAGAAAAGCCCTGCTGATTCGCCATTTGTAGCGCACCGCCGCCTTATTACCCGCAGCGACCTGATTGCAATGGGCTTTGATAAAGACATTGTGGAAGGCTTGCAAGCGTCTAATTCGCTAACTTACTCGCCTGAGTACCTTGCACGAGTAGCGCCAGGTGAAAACCCTGATGACGGCATTTCAATTGACCCTGCGATGGAGACAATCGAGGTATTCGAGTGCTATATCACCGCAGACATTGATGAAGACGGTATCGCTGAATTGCGCCAAGTGTTCTACGCATCAAACGAAATTCTGAGTGATGAGGAAACAGACTACATCCCGTTTCATTCACTTTGCCCGATTCCAACGCCTCATAAATTCTTTGGCGAATCAATGGCAGACCGAACAATGGACTTGCAGTTAATCAAGACCACAATTACCCGTCAGATTCTTGATAATCTGTACCTGACAAACAACGCCCGAGTGACTGCGGTAGATGGTCAGGTGAACTTAGACGATCTGTTGACGGCTACTGCTGGTGGAGTTATCCGAATCAAGTCCCAAGGCGCTGTGCAACAGTTGGCCGTTCAACCCGTGGCACAACAGGCTTTTCCGATGCTTCAGTATCTGGACAGCATCCAACAAAAGCGCACAGGCGTGACAGACGCAAGCCAAGGTCTAGACGCATCTATCCTGCAAAACGTAACGGCTACGGCTGTTGCTTCTATGCAACAAAGCGCAGCAGGCAAGATTGAGATGATCGCTCGCATCTTTGCCGAGACAGGCGTTAAGTCCTTGTTTAAGGGCATCCTGCATCTTCTTTGCAAGTACCAAGACAAAGCCCGAATCGTGCGTATGCGTGGCCAATACGTTTCGTTTGACCCCCGTGAGTGGTCGAATCAGTACGACACCGACATCAACGTGGGTCTAGGTGCAGGGAATCGTCAGGAACAGATGGCCATGCTGAGTATGGTTTTGACTAAACAAGAGCAAGTGTTGCAGACAATGGGGCCAACCAATCCGCTGGTGTCTTACGGTCAGTATCGCAACACGCTAGGTCGTATGGTCGAGGCTGCTGGATTCAAGGACTCTGCTGAATTCTACAAGGCAATCACGCCAGAGCAAGATCAGGCGATGAGTACGCCGCAACCTCAACAAGAGCCGCCAATGCCACCTGAGATTCAAGCGTACATGGCCAAGACGCAGGCAGACATTCAAGCGCAACAGATGAAGGCTCAGGCTGACATTCAGTTGGCGCAACAGAAGGCCGCTGCTGAACTTCAATTGATGCGTGAAAAGAACGCAGCACAACTACAGTTGGAGCGCGAGAAAGCCGCAGCCTCGATGCAGTTGAAAGAGGAGGAGTTCATGGCTGAAGCGAGAATGAAGGCGATGAAGGTAGGCGCAGGCATTACTTCTAACGTAGAAATACCAGGGTAAATTCCATGAGTTATTTATCAGACTTAAAAAGCAAACTGACGCCTGAGCAATATAACTCGCTTATTGCGCCTTTGATGTACACAGCCAACGAAGCATTTGGCGGTAAAGTGCAAGATTATCAGGCACAGTTGTTGATGCCTCTGGATACATCTAAGTTTAAAAATCTAAATATAAAAGACCTTTACGAACCAGACTATTATGTAACTGACGACGACGGCTCTACTAGAAAAGTATCTGGACAGTTTAAGTCAGACACATCTCCAGTAAGAGCGATGGAGACAGATGAGGATACAGGAAAAGTAACTAAATGGCAGTCCTCAGCTCCTGTTGATGTTAATGGCGTTCCTGTATTTGTCAACTATGATTCTAGTGGAAAGCCAATAGGGTACGAAGGTGACCCAAGAACAACATCTTGGATTAACGGTAAACAACGTATTATTGGTTCATGGGATGCTAACGGACAACCTAATCCTCAGACATCGACAAGTAGCGGTGCTGGTATTCGAGGATTTGTTGGCGACATAATGTCAGACCCTGTATTGGGTGCTGCGGCCAATATTGCTGCTTCTTACTTTGGTGGGCCTTTAGGAACTGCAGCATTAGGTGCTGTTCAAGGATTAAGTCTTGAAGATATAGTTAAAAACGCAGCTATCTCTTATGCCGCTGGACAAGTTATAAATGGAATTAGTGCAGACCCTAACGCTGTTGGCGGCGTAACTGGCCCTGACAATATTGACGTTGGCGGTGGATTTAATCCAGCCGATGGTTTTAATGGCGCTATTGCTACGCCTGTTTCATTAGATTTGCCAGTTGGAACACCTTTGCCGCCATTGCCTGAAGGAACGCCAGTTAATGATTACGCAATTAATGGTACTGACAATCTTGACATGGGTGGTGGATTCAACCCTGCTGCTGGTTACGTGCCTACATCTAACCCAATTTACGACTATGGGAATGCGGTCAGCAATCCTGTCTACGATTATGGAGATGCGGTCAGTAACCCAATTTACGATTATGGAGATGCAACGCCTGCTGAAATAACTTCGGCAAAGACTGCAATGGCCGCAAAAGGATTATCTTTTAAGGATGCCTTAGATTACGTTCGTGCTGGATTATTTGTGAACGCTATTACTGGTGACCCATTAGGCTTGGCTGGTGATAAGAGTGGTGGTGGTGGTGCTGTTGCGCCAACTGGCTTTGAGCAAGTGCCAATCCCTTCTGAATGGAAATCTCCCACTTATGCCGCATCTGCTGCACCGATTGATCTGAATTCAATCTTCACAGACAAAAACCTTTTGGCTGGTACACAATGGCAAAACTTGCCGCAACAACAGAATGTATCTTTTAACGATATATTCGCTTCAGGCCAGCAACGTACACCAATGGGGAAACCCGTAGACATTAACCAGATCGTGAGCGCAATCCTTGGACAAAACGCAACAAGCCAAAAACCTGCTTAACGACCAGTTCTTTATGGGCGAGATCGAAGCCCTAAAGGAATTGGAGTTAAAAACTATTGTGAATTCTCAGCCAAACCAAGTAGAAGAAAGAGAATTTGCATATAATCGGCTTAACGCATTACAATCAGTTATAACGCATTTTGAATCAATTGCCGCTACAAGCGAGATTGTCAAAAAGCGATGGAAGATTCTGTAACGCAAGTTACCTGTGGCATCCAGTTGATGCTGACAATTTGGGTATTTAAATGAGCGAAAACACGACACCGCAAGGTAGTGGGACGCTGACGGTGGACACAGCCGCTTCAGCATTTTTGGGCATGATGGACGCAGCAGAAGCAGCCGAGAACGGCCAAGCTGAAACTGAAGAAACTGAGCAAGAATATGAGGCCGCAGATGAGTCAGAGTTGGTAGATTCTGAAGAAGCTGAAGAACAGCCTAAACGCAAATACCGCATCAAAGCTGCGGGTGAGGAGCGTGAAGTAACTGAGCAAGAGCTTATTGAGGGCTACCAATTAGGCGCAGATTACACCAAGAAGACCCAGAAGCTATCTGATGAACGTAAGACGGTGGAAGCCGAGCGAGCGAAGATTCAGGAAGCAACAAAATTAAGAGACCAGTACGCCCAACGCTTGCAGATGATGGAACAATTCCTGAATCAGCAAAACAAGGGTGAAAATCTGGAGGCTTTAAAGGAAGTAGACCCAATCGGCTATGCCGTAAAGGTCGCTGAAATGTCTCAACGAGAAAAGCAGTTAGCAGTCCTGCAACAAGAACAGCAACGCATTGCCAAACAGCAACAAGCCGAGCAATCTGAGCGCCTGCAATACCATCTCGCTGAGGAGAGTCAGAAACTGTCATCAGTTATTCCAGGTTACGCAAACCCGAAAGAGGGCGATTCCATCCGCAAGGATATTCGTGAATACGCTAAATCAATCGGTTGGAGTGACCAAGAGCTTGCAGGGTTGTACGATTCTCGCGCTGTTTTGAGTCTGTATCATGGCATGAAGTACGCGAAACTTCAGAGCAATAAGCCTTCAGTAAACAAGAAACTGGAAGCGGCTCCGAAGATGTTGAAAGCGGGTACATCAATGCCACGAAATTCAGAGGCAGAACAGAATCAAAAACTTCGTGCGAAGTTGCAACAAACGGGCAAAGTCCGTGACGCAGCTTTGCTATTTGAGAAATTTATCTAAGGATTTATCATGGCAACCTATCAAACCTACCAATCAATTGGTAACCGCGAAGACCTCTCGGACGTCATCTATTCGATCAGCCCAACTGACACCCCTGTGATGTCAACTTTGGCCCGTGGCAAAGCAACTGCTGTTTACCACGAGTGGCAAACTGACAGCTTGGCTGCTGCAACTACTGCAAACGCAGCGGTTGAAGGTGCTGACGCTTCTGACGCTACTATGTCTCCAACTGTGCGTTTGGGTAACTACACCCAGATCGTTCAAAAGACCATCAAAATTTCTGGCACTTTGGATTCTGTGGATAAAGCTGGCCGCAAGTCTGAAAAGGCTTATCAGTTGTCTAAGGCTTCTGCTGAACTCAAGCGCGACATTGAGACAATCTTGTCTGCAAACCAAGGTCGTTCGGCTGGTAATGCTTCTACTGCCCGCACTATGGGCGGCATCTTGTCTTGGCTAAAAACCAACACAAGCAAGTCGTCTGGCACTACTGCTGGTGTTGACCCAACTACCATTGGTGAATCTACCCGTACTGATGGCACACAACGCGCTTTCACCGAGACAATTCTGAAGGACGTTATCCAGAAGGTTTATACCTCTGGTGGCAATCCTAAAGTATTGTTGGTTGGCCCGTTCCAGAAGCAAGCTGTGTCTTCTTTTGCTGGTATTGCGGCCCAGCGTTACATGGCTCCTTCTGATGGCCCAACAACCATCATCGGTGCTGCTGACGTATACATGAGCGACTTCGGTACAGTTTCGGTTGTGCCTTCACGTTTCATGCGTACCCGTGACGCTTTGGTGCTTGACCCTGAATACGCAGCAGTTGCTTACCTGCGCCCATTCGCCACAAACGAATTGGCAAAGGCTGGTGACGCAGAGAAGACACAAATTCTCGCTGAGTTGACATTGGAAATGCGTAACGAAGCAGCACACGGTATCGCTGCTGACTTGACCACTTCTTAAACTAACTGGGGGGTGGCTAATTACCGCCCCCCTTTTTTATGCGACATTTATCATTCAAAGACGGTAAACAATCTAATTTCCATGACGTAGATGGGAATTATTTTATTGAGACTAAGCAAGACATTACTGGGATTATTGAGAGCAACAAAGCCCAATTCAACGCCATTGACGAGAAAGCCAAGTGGGGTGAGTGGACAAAGGTTGCAAGTATTCCTAATGCTGTCATTGATGACCTGAACAAACAGGGAATCATGCGAGGTTTTGCGGTTGCGGATGAGAAAAGGTTTCGAGCCTTCTTGAATAACCCTGATAATCGGTTCTTTAGAACTCGACCAGGACAAGTATGAAGGTTGCTATTTGCGTTCCATGCCGTGACACAGTAATGACGGGGTTTGCATTTGACTTGGCCAAACTCTGTGCTTATGAAGGTGTGACGAGATGTGCCAAGGGCGGCTCGCTGATGATTTACCAAGTGCCAGGCACTTTGATCTTCAATCAGCGTGAACGTCTGGCAGAGGAAGCCCTGAAGGATGGTGCTGACGCTATCCTGTGGGTTGACTCTGATATGCGGTTTCCGAAAGATGCGCTAGAGATTCTGTTGTCCCGTGACTTGCCTATTGTGGGCGTGAACGCAACGACACGCAGATTTCCAGTCAAGCCAACAGCTTTAGACATTGACCCAGAGACAAACGATCTGGTTAAGGTCAACAGCAAGGGTAAGACGGGTCTCGAGCAAGTGATGGGTGTTGGCTTTGGAATGGTTCTGATTAAAAAAGAAGTGTTCTTAGCTGCACAAAAGCCTTGGTTTTGGTTTGAACAAACCGACAAAGGTGGGACAATAGGTGAAGATATTTATTTCTGTGCAAAGGCGTTTGACGCTGGTTATCAAACTGTGATTGACCACGATCTCTCGATGCACATTAGACATATCGGCACTTACGAATATGGATGGGATGACGCATGAGTTTGGCTACTTATTCAGATTTAAAGACGACTGTGGCCAACTACTTGGCTCGCACAGACTTAACGACTCAAATCCCTGATTTCATTCGTTTTGCTGAGTTGCGTCTGCGCCGAGAGCTTCGGATTCGCCAGATGCTCAAGTCTGTGACAACCACAACGACAGGCGGCGACCCGACTGTGGCTTTGCCTAGCGATTTCCTTGAGGCGCGTGATTTCTACGTTTTGACTAACCCAATCCAGCCTCTGACGTATGTTAGCCCTGCAATTTTTAGCAGAAATACAAACACGACTTTTAGCGGTAAGCCGCTGAACTACACAATTCTTGCAAGTGAGTTTAAGTTGTCGCCTGTGCCTGATTCAACCTATACGCTTGAGATGCTTTACTTTGCTGCGCCTACGTTTATGGATGACACAGTATCAAGTAATACATTTATGGCCAATGCGCCAGATGCTTTGCTTTACGCTTCGTTGTTAGAAGCAGAGCCGTACTTGATGAACGATGCACGAATCAATACATGGGGTTCTTTGTATGACCGCGCAATATCTACCCTGACTAAATCTGATGAGGCTTCTCAGTATTCAGGTGTTCCACTTTCAATGTCTTACGCTGTGAGGTAATAAATGTCTGCAATTTCCAACTATCTAGAAAACGCCTTAATCAACGTTACATTGCGAGCAACAAGCTACACAGCTCCAACGACTGTTTATGTGGCTTTATTTCTAAGCGACCCAACAGACGCTGGTTCTGGTACTGAATGTTCTGGTACGGCCTATGCTCGCCAGTCTGCCACGTTTGCTGCGCCTTCTAACGGGTCTAGTTCTACCAATGCAGATATTCAATTCCCTCAAGCTGGTGGCTCATGGGGTACAGTTACGCACTTTGGTATTTATGACGCATTGACAACTGGGAACTTGTTGTATCACGGCGTTTTAACGACTTCTAAGGTGATTAATACAGGCGATGTGTTTAAGATTGCATCAGGTTCATTGACAGTCACATTGGCTTAATATGTCTACCATCGTCACACGATCTGGCAAAGGTTCTCCACTAACCCATGTGGAGATGGATGCGAACTTTACGAATCTGAATACAGACAAGTATCAGGAAGGAAGTGCAATTGGCACAGTAACCCCTGCTGCTGGAGCATTTACCACTTTAAGCGCATCATCTACTGTTAGCGGTACAGGATTTAGCACATACCTAGCATCTCCTCCTGCCATTGGCGGTACAACAGCATCAACAGGTAGATTTACAACAGTTACTTCTACTGTAGCAACAGGAACGGCTCCATTTACGGTTGCATCGACAACACCAGTTGCAAACTTGTCTATTGGCGGCAATGCGGGTACTGTAACTAACGGCGTATACACAACTGATACAGGTACTGTAACTAACACAATGTTGGCTGGCTCTATTGCTAACGCAAAGCTGACTAACTCATCAATTACGTTTGGCTCTACTGCACAAGCATTAGGTTCTATGGTAAGCGCAATTAGTGGTGTAACGATTGATAACGGGGCTATCGGTGGTACTGCGGCGGCTGCTGGTACGTTTACTACGCTAACTGGCACAACATCAACAACAACTCCAATTGTTCAAAATAGTGCTGCTGCGGCAATCTCGTTTAAAACAAACTCTGCAACAAGTGCAGTAACCCAATTTAACATATCCCATACAGCCTCTGCTGTTAACTACTTACAAGTAACTGGTTCAGCTACTGGTAGTAACCCATCAATAACAGCAATAGGTTCAGACGGTAACTTAGGATTGTCTTTTGTAACCAAAGGTACTTTTGGAATGCAGTTTACCAATGCCTCTGGCGGTAATATTGTTCAGTACACTCAAAACGGGGCTGTTAATGCAACGACAAACTATTTAAGGTTTACAAACTTTAACGGTTCTGGCGGTACACCAGTTATTTCTACGCAAGGTGGAAACGCAGACATAGACCTAACCCTGACACCAAAGGGAACAGGAACAGTTAGAACTTCAGGAACAGGCGTTCAACTTGTAGGATCAACATCTGGTTACGTAGGCTTAAAAGGCGCTGCTGCTGCGGGTTCAACTACATACCAACTTCCTGCCGCAGACGGTACAAACGGACAAGTTTTAGCTACCAACGGTTCAGCAGTGCTAACTTGGGCTACTGCAAGTGGCGGTGGAGCATTAGCAAAACAGACTGATGTATTCACTACTGGTACAGCTGCCACTTACACAGCTCCTGCTAATACTCAATGGGTAAAAATTACCGTAGTTGGAATTGGTGGCTTAGGAGGACAGAGTTCAGGCCAGCGAGCACAAGGCGGCAGTGCTGGGGGTGTAGCCATTAAATGGCTAGCTATAACTGCGGGGCAAACTTTAACGTATACAGTTAGTTCAACTATTGGAACTGCGTCTACAGTTTCGTCTGGAACATTAACTATTTCAACCATAACTGCTAATAGTGGAACTTCAGGCGCTTTTAGTGCTTACGCCGCATCATCCACAGCTACTGTTGCAGGTGGTACAGCCACTGGTGGTGATATAAATATAACTGGTGGTGAAGGCGGTAGAGCTTACGGAACATCAACCGCTGTTGGTACACAGGTTTGTGGTAAAGGTGGAGATTGTCCCGGATGGGGAACAGGCGGCGTGGGAGCAGCTATTACTACTGGTGATGGTGGCAGTGCGCGAGGCTACGGAGCTGGAGCAGGCGGTACGTTAAATACTTCCACCGGAGGAACAAACGGCCCAAGCGTAATTATTTTTGAAGCGTATTAACAGGAAAACTAACATGGCACTCATTAAAACAGTAGACACAGACTTCGGTATTCCAGCTACATACTGGAACATCGGCGCAGTTCAAGAAGACTTCAAAGGCAAAGGCACTGAAGTGACCTTCTACGGCTACGCATCTAAAGAAGCCCGTGATGCTGGTAAGCAACCTCTGAGCGCAGGTAAGGTACAAATCGCTGGTGATGAGTACGTTGCTGGTGCTGATCGTGCTGCCCTGTACGCAATCATTAAGCAAAAGCCTGAGTTTGACGGCGCTGAAGACGCATAAATGGCATATGCTGACCAATATGTAGAAGTCGGGTATTACGATTACGGTTATGCCGTAGGCGACTTAACCGACTTTATTTTTGGTAGTGCTTCTATCAATGGCATTGGTTCTGTTACTGCTTTAGGGGTTATTCTTGCTGGTGCGTCAGCAAATATTATTGGCGTTGGCTCTGTACAGGCTTTGCCAACAGCTAACTTTGCGGGTGCGTCTTCTATATCAGGAATTGCATCTATTTCATGCCTTGGCATTAGAATTGGCGACAATTGGAGTAATGTTGCTGGCTCAGATGATAATACTTGGCAAGATGTATCGGTTGGATCGAACGATTGGGTTGATAAGTCAACAAACACAAATACTTGGCTGAGACAGGGTTAAACATGGCAACGCAACGTATTCCTTTTGGCGAATGGATGCCAGATCAACCAGGCATTACAGGCTCATTGACTGACGCTAAAAACTGCGTTTCTCAGTCTTTTGGATATGGGCCTTTTCCACAGGCTGTGGCTTTCTCTGCTGCGGCTGCTGAGAATCTGACAAGTCTATTTGCTAGTAAACAACCAGATGGCGTGACCAAGCTGTTTGCCGCTGGTCGTACCAAGATATATACCGTTTCAGGCGTTGGTGCGGTAACTCAGGTGAATACTGGTTACACAACATCGGCCACCGAGCGTTTCCGCTTCACTCAATTTGGTGATGTTGTCATTGCTACCGATAACTCCTCTAAGTTGCAGGCTTGGACTTTGGGGACTTCTACTGCCTTTGCTGACTTAGCGGCGGCGGCTCCTGTGGCTAAATACGTCACAGTTGTGCGCGACTTTGTGGTGACGGCTAACACCTTTGAGAGTTCCAAACAAGAACAATACCGAGTGCGCTGGTCGGGTATTAACGATGAAACGACTTGGACACCTTCAGCTACTAACCAGGCTGACTTTCAAGACATTGCCGATGGCGGTCAGATCATGGGCATCCGAGGCGGCGAGTTTGGTTTGGTCTTGCTAGAACGTGGCATCCAGCGAATGTCTTATATCGGTTCTCCGCTAATATTCCAATTCGATAACATTAGCCGTAATAAAGGCTGCATGGTCGCAGGCTCAGTTGCTCAGTATCAAGGACTGACGTTCTTTTTGTCTGACGATGGTTTCTATGCCTGTGATGGCCAGCAAGTTATTCCAATTGGTGCTGAAAAGGTAGATCGCTGGTTCTTGGATGACGTAAGCGAGAACGACTATCCAACTATGTCCGCGGCGGTTGACCCTGTACGCAAACTCATTTTGTGGAACTACAAAAGTAAAGACGGTTCACGCAAGCTGATTATGTATAACTTCAATACAAAGAAGTGGACTTACGCTGATGCAGGGACTGACTTTATTTCAGACGCATCTACCGCATCTTCTACGCTTGAGGAAGTTGACAGCCTAAGTGCCTCGATTGACGCATTGACAACACCTTTGGATTCGATTCTATTTGCTGGTGGCAAGTATTTCCTTGGTGGAACTTTGGCTACTAAGGTTATTACCTACACGGGTACACCGATGACGGCTCGCATCCAGACGGGCGACATCGAGGCTGGCGGTCAATCTGTGGTGACTTTGGCTAGACCCCAAGTCGATCAAGGCTCTGCTACCGTGGCGGTAGCATCACGCAGATTGCTGAGTGAAAACGTAACCTTTGGGACTGCGGTTGCTGCGAGTACCGATAACCGAGTGTCTTTAAGAGGTTCGGGTAAATATCACCGAATTGAGGTAAACCCTACTGGCAACAGATGGAAGTCAGCCGTGGCGGTTGATATTGATATTGTGCCGATGGGTGTTCGCTGATGGCTAGAGTTTTACCCCCATTCGGTGGAGACCCCCGAGCCGTGGCCGAAGTCGTTAACGGAATATTGAACGGTAAGACCAACAATACTGGCGCTGTGACATTGGCAACAGGTGGGGCAACGACTACAACAATCACAGATGAGCGTATTGGCTACGATTCAAAAATCATACTTATGGCCACTTCTGCGGCATCTTCAGCAATAACGAGATATATCAGCGCAAAGGGTAAAGGGACAGCAACCATTACACATTCCGCAAATATCACCTCAAACGTCACATTTGATTATGTGATTGTTGGTTAATATGTATAATCGGCTCTGTGGATGACCCGCTACGGAGTCCTTTAAAGAAAGGCGCTTATGGCAGTCGGAACAACCACATCCACATCAACCACACAGATTGACCCAACGATTCAACCTTACCTGAAATATGGTCTGGAAGAAGCGCAACGGCTTTATCAAGCTGGTGGCCCTCAATACTATTCTGGCCAAGGTTATGTCGGCCCGTCTGAAGCTACGCAGACAGGTATTCAGGCATTAGAAGCACGTTCTAGAGTTGGCAACCCTTTGCTTGGACAGGCTCAGAACGTATTTAGTCAAGCTGCATCTGCTGCATACAATCCTGCTTTAGGTCAATATCAGAACTTGTATCAAAATGCTGGCCGCGACCCTGCATCACAGTTTTATAGTCAAGCCGCTGGCGGTGCTTTTGTTAATCCAGCACTAGCGCAAACAAACCAAACAGCACAAGGTGCTTACCTTGGTGGAAATCAATTCTTTCAGGGTGCTTTTAATCCAGCCGCCGAAGCTGCCACAACTGCGTTTAATCAATCTATCAATGACGTAACTTCAAATGCTTCAAAAGCTGGTCGTTATGGCTCTGGTGCAATGAATAATCTGCAAAATTCTGCGGCTAATACATTGGCTAAAAACCTAACAGGCACAGCGGGCCAGCTTGCGTTTCAAAATTACTCAAACGAACGTGCAGCACAAGAGGCGGCTCAAAGTCGTCTTGGCTCACTATCGCAACAAGGTTTTGCTAATCAAATGGCTGGTGCGCAGCAGCTTACCTCTGGTGCTCAAAATAAATTTAACCAACAACTTGCCGCAACTGGCGGTTTAGGTGGTACATATCAAAGCGCATCACAGCAACAGTTAGCTGCTGCTGGCCAATTGCCTCAATTAGCTGAAGCTGATTACGCTGACATTAACAAACAATTGGCCGCTGGTCAGTTGCGCGAGGGTTACCAGAATCAAGCCTTGCAAGCTGATATGGCTCGATATGCGTATGAGCAAAACCTGCCTCAACAGCAATTGACTAACTATCTGAATCAAGCCTACGGTTTCCCTGCTGGCAGGACTTCTACATCACAACAACCTTATTTCACTAACCCAACTGCTAGTGCCTTTGGTACTGGTTTGCTTGGCATGGAATTGCTTAATAAAGCATCTCCATATTTGTCAAAAGGTTACAACTATCTAACTGGTGGTTCGTCTGGATTCCAAGCCGACCCAAATGCCTACTCTTTTGGCTCAAATTGGTGGGATTAAATCATGGCATTACTAGATTCTTTTTATGGTGATACTCCAGCCTATCTTGGCGGCCTTCTTGGTGAAGATGAGCTAAAGCGTCTGCAAGGTCAGGCACAAAGCCAATCTAATCTTGGTATGGCGGCTGCTTTGCTTCGTGCTGGCGCTCCAAGTCGTACACCTGGCGGCGGTGCTTTGGCTATTGCTGAAGGCTTGCAGATGGGTCAAGACACTTACAGAAAAGCGTTAAACCAAGGTCTTCAAGAAAAGATGCAGGGATTGCAAGTGCAGGATTTGTTGCGTAAGCGTCAAGAAGAACAAGCAGTTCGTAATTTCTTGCCTCAGTTGATGCAGCCTGGCTCTGTTGAGCAAAACTGGTCTGGTGCTCCTGAGCAGATTAGTCAGTATTTCCAAACTCCTGGACAAGCTCAAATTCCTATGCAGCAAGGGCCAACTACGATCAATCGTGAAGCCTTGCAAAAACTTGCATTAGCTGCGCCTGAACAATTTGCAAAACTTTCTAGTGGTCTAAAAGCACTTCAGCCTGAATATAAAGAAGCAGGCGGTATGCTTTATGAGATTCCTACTTACGGCGGAACTCCTACTGTTGTTGGGGGAAAGCCAAAAGAAGACTTAGCTGGCCCTGTAAAGCAGGCAATGCAAGTGCTTGGAATTATGAAACCATTTGCAGAAGTTACGCCTCAAGAGCGAGCAAAGATTGGTGAATACATTGATCGCCAAGAATCATTTAAGCAACCAAAGGTTAGCGTTGACTTAAAAGACCCAACTGCCATTGCCAAGGCTCAGTCTGACTTATTGAAAGATTGGCGTGGAGTTGTTAAAGACAGCGGAGCAACAGAAGTTGCAAATCGTTTCCGATCATTAGGTGCTGCAATTGGTGAGGCTGATAAAGGAAATAAAGCTGCTGATGGCGCAATTATTTACAACATTGCAAAAATTTATGACCCTTCAGGAGCTGTGCAAGAAGGCGACAAAAAAACTATTCTTGGCAATCCATCAATTCCAGATCAAGTTAAGCTATATGCTCAACAAGTGTTTGCTGGTGGTTCATTGTTGCCTGCTCAAAGACAAGGGCTTTATTCTGTTGCTGGAGCAATGGTTAAAGAGCGCCAAAAACAACTTCAAGCAGATCAAGTAAATTATAAAACTTTGTCTACTCAATTAGGTGGTACAGGGGATTTCATCAAAGACCCTTATGCTGATGTTTTTAGTCCAAAGATGCCAACAGACCAATCGGGTCAAGTTGACTTGATGACATTGGCTCGCCAAGAGCAAGAGCGCCGCAGAAAGGGTCAATAATGGAATTAGACCTTACAAAACTGTCAAACAAAGACCTTGATGCGTTATTGAATAACGATCTAGCATCTATGTCAGATGAGGGTCTTTCAATTATTTCTGGTGAAGCCCCAAAGCTACCCCCTGTAAAAAAAATGACCGCTAAGGAGGAAGTTCAGGCGGCTTTTGGTTTTGATAAGCCAAAGAGAGAATTAAATCTTGGCTCAACCGATGACCTTCTTAGAAGCATGGGGCTTACTGCTCGAGGTGCAATAACAGGTGCTGCGGCTTTGCCTGCAATGATTGCTGATGTGCCTGTTGGATTAATTAACTTGGCTGCTGGCCGTCAGGTATACAAACCTCAATCTGAAGCATTGGGTGGGTTTTTATCTGCTTTAGGTATGCCAGAAGCTAAAACGCCATCTGAGCGCATGGTTACTGAGACTGCTGGCGCTTTGGGTGGTGTTGCTGCTCCTGCTGCTGTTGCTCGACAAGTGGCGCAAGCGGCTGCTCCAGCAATTTCAACTAAAGCCCAAGAGTTTGCAAAGTTCTTTTCAGAGAATGTCCCTGCTCAAATTGCTGCCGCAACTGGTGGTGCTTTGGCTGGTGGTGCTGCGCGTGAAAGCGATGCCAGCCCATTTATGCAAATGATGGCAAGTATTGCTGGCTCTGTTGCTCCTTCTGGTGCTTCATCTCTTGTCCCTGCTACTGCTCGCGCTGTTAAAGAAATTGTTAGGCCAGGCACACAAGCTGGCCGTGAGGCTATCGCAGGCGGTGTATTGCGTCAGTTATCTCGTGAGCCTGAATCGGCCATTAAAGCAATGGAAGGCTACCAAGCTCCTATTGGTGGATATACACCTACGGCTGCACAAGCAAGTCGTGACTTTGGATTGATCTCTGCCGAGACTCCAATTCGTGCATTGGACACAACTGGTAAGTTTGCTACCCAAATTGGCGAAGCTAATCAAGCTCGATTGACAATCCTTGATCGTATGGCCAAAGATAAGGCTGCTGTTGAGGCGGCTATGGTTAAGCGTGATGAGGTTACATCTCCATTGCGTGAGGCGGCATTTGCACAATCAACCGTTAGCCCTAAGACTTTCCAATCGGCTGTTACGCTTAACGTAAACAAGACGATTGACGATATTCTTGCATCTGATGCTGGCGCACGTGGCACAGTTAAGAAAACAATGAATTGGGCAAAAGAGCAATTGGCTGAAGGCACTACACCGCAACGAATGTATGAAGTCCGCAAAGACTTGCGTAGCGCAGCACAAGGTTTGTTGGACAAAGAAGGCTCTCAATACAGCTTGGCTAAAGGTCAGCTTGAGCAGGTGATTAGGGCAGTTGACGACACAATTGACTCTGCTGCGCCTGGCTATAAAGACTATTTGGACAAATATTCCAAATCAAGCAAAGGCATTGAACGACTTGAAGCTGCTCAAGAATTTAAAGGAAAAGTGCTGACAACAACGCCAGACCCATCTCGCGCTGGTGATTACATGATTTCTCAGCCTGCTTTCACTCGAGCAATTCGTGCCGCAGAGAAAGACACAAACCTATCTAAAACACAGTTGGCGGTGCTTACAAAAGTTGCTCAAGACTTGGATGCAGGTGTATTGCAACGCGCTGGCAAAGTGCCTGGCTCTGATACGTTTAAGAATCTCAGTACAGCAAATGTCATTGGTTCGTTTATTGGCAAGCAAATGTTTGGCGAAGTGCCTGCTGCTGTTAACAAAGTTGCTGCACCGCTTAACTGGTTATACAACGGCACAGACGATCAGATTCGTGAATTGTTGGTAGACGCAATGCTTGACCCAAAACTTGCATCTAGATTGATGAGCAAAGCCTCTGTGGTGTCAATTGAGCCATTGAGTAAAGAGTTACAACGCAAAGCCATTGCCTCTGGGTATGGTGCTGCATTTGGATTAACGGAGAAATAAATGCCAAAAGTAAAAATCAGCGAATACAGCAGTACCGCAAACTCAAACACAGACGTAGCGTCAATCAACATTGATGAAGGTTGCGCTCCTAGCGGTATTAATAACGCCATTCGTGCTGTTATGGGTCACTTGAAGGACTTTCAGACAGGTGCTGTAAGCGACCCGTTGACTGTTGGCGGTGTTCTAACTGTAACTGGTGGCTCTGCTGCTGCGCCTGCGATCACAACTTCAGGCGATACAAATACAGGTATTGTTTTCACTGCTGCTGATACTGTTGCGGTATCTACAGGTGGAACAGAACGCGCTAGGTTTGACGCATCTGGCAATTTTGGCTTGGGTGTTACTCCTAGTGCTTGGAGTGGTGCAAAAGGATTTCAGGTAGAAAGAGCTTCTGTATTTGGGCTGACCTCTTTGGGTGGATTTGCTTCTAATACATATCTTGCCGATTCTGGTGCAAATTACAGATATATTGCAACAGGTACGGCTGCGTTGTATTTGCAAAACGCAGCAGGAGATCACCGCTGGCAGGTCGCAGCATCAGGCACAGCAGGTAACGTAGCAACCTTCACCCAAGCAATGACGCTTGATGCTAGTGGGAATTTGGGTGTTGGTACTACAAGTCCTCTTGCTAAATTTGATGTTAAGTTTGCAACGGATAAACACGCACTCCTTTTGGCTTCTGCATCTTATTCAAACGGCGCAGATTTAATTGCTACTAACGATTCAGGTTCAGAAATTGCGTTAGGTTTGGGAGGCAACACAGTTCGCTTTTATACAGGTGCAACTGAACGTGCCAGTATTGACTCCAGCGGTAACTTTAGTATCGGCACAACTTCGACCGCTGGAGGCGTGCTTACTGTGGGTGGTGGAATCGGCCCATCAACTGACAATGTTTCATCTTGCGGAAATTCATCACGTAGATGGTCTGTAATTTACGCTGGTTCAGCAATAATTAACACTTCTGATGCCAATTCAAAACAAGATATTTCTGAGCTTGATGACGCTGAAAAACGAGTTGCAATTTCTATAAAGTCACTTATTAAAAAGTATCGTTTTAAAGATGCCGTTGCAAAAAAAGGCGATGCTGCACGTATTCACGTTGGTGTAGTGGCACAAGAAATTCAAGCAGCTTTTGCCGCTGAAGGTTTAGATGCGCATCGTTATGCAATGTTTTGCTCAGACACATGGATTGACGAAGAGACAAATGAAGAAATAACCCGTCTTGGTATTCGCTATGACGAACTTTGGGCATTTGTAATTGCAGCACTTTAAGGAAACATCATGACTACATGGACTATCAACCAACTCGACCGCAACACTTCTGATGGCTTCGTCACTACGGTGCATTACAACGTCACCAAAACTGACGGTGACTTCTCAGCATCCACCTACGGTACTATCAACTACGAAGCTGGTACACCTACAACACCATTTGCATCTCTGACTGAAGCACAAGTAATTGCATGGGTAAAAGACAAGCTAGGCGAGGAAGTCGTTGAGGCTGCATTGGCTGCTCAGATTGAAGCTCAGAAGAATCCTATTAAAGCCTCTGGTTTGCCTTGGGGTGAGTAATGACAACAATTGACGCAACTGATGCTCGCTTGTCAACCCATGAAGAAGTCTGTGCTTTGCGTTATGAAATCATCAACGCCAGGCTAAAGCGCATGGAAACCATCATGATTACTTGCGCTGGTGCAATGATTATGAGCATGGGTGGCGCTGTCTTCATGTTGATGAACCACACAAAGTGAGTTAGTCATTGACCCGTTTAGCCTCCTCTTGGCTGCACAAGCGGCTGTCAGTTTTGTTAAGCAGGGGTGTGAGTACCTTCAAGCTGGCAGGGCGATCATTGATGAATTTAAAGATGATGCTGATGGTGTCATTGGCGAAGTCAAGGCGACTATTGAGACAGTTGCGGGGTTGTGGGATTGGATTAAAAATCTACTTGGTCTTGCAAACAATAAAGAAGTTTCTGAACAAGTAAATACACCTTTAACCGAACAAAAACCGATTAAGGCATCACAAAAGAAACAAGACAATCCTGAAGTCCTCCAACTTAAAACTATTGCTGGTATCAGCGACAAGTTGGGTGAGTTCTTTGAGATACAAAAGAAACTGAAGGACTATTACAGAAGCCTAGAAGATGAATCGTTAACTGACTACAACCCTGACCAGAACGCTGCGATTAAGGCTAAGGATAGGGTTTTTGTAGAGCTTCAGTTAGAGCAAATGACCGTAGACATTCGAGAAACGATGGTTTACGCGCCTAAAGAGTTAAAAGACTTTTATTCAAGATTCTTGGCGATGTATGGAAAGATTGAAGAAGAACAGGAATTCGCACGATTACAACAGATTAGGAAGGCTAGGTTAAAGAAATGGCAACGCGAGCGCCTTCACAATCGACTGGTAGACCTGTGGGTAATACTGGCAGGGGCGACTTTACTTCTGGCAATGGTGGGGGCGATTATGTGGGACTTGAAGATACAAGCAGCGGCTCGCTCGCAATTCTGGCTGCTGTCCTAGCGATTGTTGCTCTGTGCTTGGCGGTGGGGTTAACGATGGTGGCCTACATTGAGACAATGTGGATGAAGGCTGAGATTAAACAAGAGGCGCGTGAACTTCGTAAACTCAAAGAGGAACTAAAGAAATGAATGACTTATTTGGACTACTTAAAAACATTGCTCCGACATTGGCGACAGCGGTTGCTGGGCCATTGGGCGGTGCTGCCGTTAGCGCTTTGGCTGCTAAGTTTGGCGTTTCTGATTCTGTTGAGGCTGTGGCTAAAGCTATATCGGGCGACCCTGCGGCTGCACAAAAACTTCAAGAGATGGAATTGGAATTCGCCAAGCTAGACATGGCCAACACCGCCGATGCTAGAAACATGAACAGCAAGATTCAAGAGTCTGCCAATGCCTCTTGGGTGGCCAAGAACGCTGCTTACATCCTTGATTTTGCAATTGTGAGTGCAACCATCATCATGACTTGGATTGTGTTCTTTAAGGGCGTTCCTGTTGAGAATAAAGAGATTGCATATATGGCCATCGGCTCGCTGATA